CTGTACCGTATTCTTTGCAAGGCTTATTAACTGTTGATAATCTATATCCTTCAAATCTTTCTTTTTGGCAATATCCGAAAAATCCGTCTTTGTGAAAGTGAAAATAAGAATTAAACGTGTTACTGTTTTCATTATAAGAACTTATAATGTCAAAGCTGTTGTTTTTTAATAGTGTTGCAAAGTTATTTAATGAGTCGTATTTTGTTACGTGTAAAGTTTTCATAATAAATGATTTTAAAGTTAATTTAGATACTCCCAAAGGTTGCAACCCTTTGCCGCTAATTTGGTAACGGTAAGCCTGCGATTGGCAAGGAGTGATTTATAATGGTGTTTTCGCTTTTCAAACGTTCTCAAGCACTTTAACACTAAAAGCATAGTTTTATCTCCAATTATTTGTATTGCGGAATTGTCCGCTTTTTTAACAGCTAGTTGGTGCTGGATGGCTTCTTTTCTTTCCTTATTTAGGATTACTCAGGCGGAAAGGCTTAATGGTTACCGCTTCATGTGTTCTACTAAAGTTTTAAACACTCTACTTGTAAATTACTTTGCATTATCTCCTTCATTATTACAATGTAAATGTACTAAAAAATATACATAAAGCAATAAAAAAGTATCGTTTTAACATTTCTTTAACACTTTTTAAGATAAGTATAATTGTAGTTTATAGTTGTATATTATTATAATAGATGAAAGCTATCAAAATAGTGTTCAATCTGAAGAAGGCTTTAACCTGTGTTATATTTGATTTATAAAGGCTCGCCCATTGATAAAATAACACAAAGAAAGAAACACATAAAAGAGATAGGAATAACAACGAAAAATTATTACCTTTGAGTGAACTGTAAAGAGAGCTTATATAATAAGTTCCGACCATTGATGACTAAATAACTACACAAAGAGAGAAATTAAGTTGATGCAAAAAATGCAACTACTCGATAAATTAGATGAGTTAAAACTAAAATACACTAACTTAAAAACACTATTGGACCTATGATTAATATTGAGACATGTCGGCCATTGATAATAAAGAAACCATACTAAGAGAACATAAAACACAAACAAGAGAATAAAGGAACTTTTGTAAATGTTAAAATTAATTGAAATAGTTAGAAGAACACAAAAACACACAAATAAACAAACCTTTCTAGAAATATGAGTAATAAAAAGCATGATACGAGTGAAAACGCTATAGCAGTAATAAAAGAGGAGCATAAAGCGATCATTGACGAGTGGTTTATTAATGGTTTTAACGGCTCTAAGGCTGTTTTATCCCATAGACCTGACATAAGTCATGTAACAGCTAGAGTGGTGTTTAATGGTCTTAAAAAAGAGAAAGCCAATGCGTTATATATCCAGAAGAAGAGACAGGATTTACGCGCCCTTGCTAACATAGAGCCAGAACAGATAGTAAGAGAGCTAATCCAGTGGTGTTACAGTGATGCGACTGACTATATCGGGCTCAGTGTAGACGAAGTCAAAGCCCTGCCAAGCGAGGTTAAACGCTGCATACAAAGCGTTAAGCATAGGAAAAAGGAATACACAGACAGAGGCGGGAATCTGGTCATTGAAGAAGTGCTTGAGGTGCGTATCATAGACAAGGCAAAGACCGTTGAGATATTAAACAAGATGTTAGGCAACTACGCCCTTGATAATAAGCAAAAAAGAAACACTTTCAACATACAAAACAACATGATAGGAATGACCGATCAGCAAAAGAAAGAGTATCTTAATGCATTAGCTACTGTTCTGAAGGCTAGTCCTAGTGAGTAACTTAGGTATAACGATATACGTGCATGTTAGAGATAGTAAGGGGTTACAACACTTAAACAACTTAATAAACAACCAATACAAGGGGGTACACACCACCCTGAGCGTTCACATGAAAGCCCTTTCACCCAAACACAATAATTCCCCAATAATCTCAAAAACTTTAGTAACCTCATAAGAATTGTGGTCTTGGCTCGGGGTTTAGCTCATAATTTTTGTTATATTTGCTATTAATTAATTTTAAATTTACGTATTATGACACCAGAAGAAACAGCAAAGGAATTGTATGTTAAGTTTTATTCTATACCAATTGTGAGATACAATAAAGAATATCATTATTCTATTGGAGATGTGATAAAGAGTTCTGCGAAGCAAATGAAAGACAAGACAAACCATATAAAAGTTTGCGCTTTGCTTTGTGTTGATGAAATAATATCAAGCTTTCCGTCTATGCTTATAGAGTCTGATAACGTCACTTTTTATTCAGATATAGAGGAGTCTACTAAATACTGGAAAGAAGTAAAAAGAATACTAGAAAACGATTATTAGTTATGAAAATAATTAAGGTTTGGGATTTGTTTAACGACGAGAGTTATTATTTCAAGAGTGCTAAGGGTTTGTGTGAGTTTATGTCTTGGGATTACTCTCAGTTCGTGAATTGTAGGAGCAGGAACGTAGGGTCTGACCGATTTCTGTTTAAGAAATGTTTGATTGAGTATATTGAGGTTCGTTGATTTTGAAAATTTTCGGCGCGGACGCCAGAGGCGTATTAGTTAAGTATGTGGTCGATTGGCTTTTCTATTTGGAACTCTATTTCCATGTGCCAAGTTTCTTCTGTTCCTTGTGACAGTCCGTATAGTACTAGTCCTTTTCTTATTTTTACTCCTGTAATCATTCTTTTTAAAGGTTCTTCGTCTGTTGTTAGGTACACTATTTGACCGAAATTGTATTTGAGTTGTATATTCATAGATTGCAAGTTACGAAAATTTTTCTGGGTTTATTTTCCAGAAGTTTTGGTAATATGTATTATTATTTGTACATTTGGGTGTATTGAGAATTAAAATTTATAATTATGAAAAATCAAGAATTAAAAATGGTAATTGACGCTGATAACAACAAGTGTCTTGAAAAATTTGAAGAATCTAAAGCCGAAGAAATCAAAGCTAAATATGAAGCTATGGGAAAATGGGCTGATTTAACAACGATTTAATACTTTGGGAAGAATGAATTACAAAATATACACGAGTAATTATATTGAACGCGGTGGCTAAAAGAAGAAAGAAAAGAGGATTTCCAAACAATCCTAAGAAGCGACCAATGGAAAAGAAGATTCCGTTCAATTCAAGCGTAAGGAGATGTGTTGTTTTGGAGTTTGAAAATGTTTGTGATGATTTGGGTATTGGAAAGTCGCCAATGACAGAAGAGCTATTACTAGAATTTATAAAAAAAATAAGAGGCAATGAACCCAATTTTGGAAGAGTACAAGATAATATTAAGAGAAAATAATCTTGAGGGAAAAGATGTTTACCCAAATATAGAGCTAAGTCATTCTGCATATAGAAACGCTACAATGAAAAGTAAAGTTAATCCGCCTAGATGGGTTAAAGCTTTTGTTGTTGCTTATAATTTGGGTAAAAAGAATGTTATAAACAATATTGAAGTCAATGACCATGAAACGGTCAATGTAGATAGCTAATGATAGACGAAAAACAAATACAACAGTTAAAATCTCAAGTAAAGCTCATTGATGTTTATGTAGAAAAGTTTAGACAAGGTGATTTTAGCTTTATTGTCACTGGAGAAAATGAGGAAGGGAAAATAGTTACTCATGAAAAACAACAAGAAGCTTTAAAGATTTTAACCTCAAATAAGTATGAAGAGTTTTTGTTTGGAGGAGCTGCAGGTGGGTCAAAATCATGGACAGGTTGTTCATGGATATTATTCATGGCTCTTTGTAATCCTCATACAAAGTGGTTTATTGCTCGTAATGAGTTGAAAGATATTTTAGATTCAGTTTATGTTACTTTTAATAAAGTAGCTAGAGCCTATGGTTTTGAAGATTTCAAATTCAATGCGGTAAAAAACTTTATACAGTTCGGTAACGGAAGTCATATAAATTTCATAGAGCTTAAATACAAGCCAAGTGACCCAATGTATGAGGATGTTGGTTCTACAGAATATACTGGAGGTTGGATTGAAGAGGTTGGGGAAATACACGAAACAGCAGCTACAGTAATATCTTCAAGGGTTGGTAGACATTTAAATAATAAAGACCATAACGGTAAAATACGAAAAAAGCCGATTAAAGGTATTGTATTCTACACTTGTAATCCTAAAAAGAATTGGGCGAAAACCATGTTCTATGACAAATGGAAGAAAGGAACTCTTGATAAATCTAAAGCTTATTTACCTTGTTTTGTAACTGACAATCCTTTCATTGAGAAAGACTACATAGAGAAACTAAGAAAGATAGGCGAAAAAAACAAAGCTATATATGAAAGATTATTCAAAGGTAATTGGGATTATGAAGATAATCCACATCAACTCGCTGAACAAGAGATGATAGACTGTGTATTTGACAATGACCATGTTTCAGAAGGCAAAGCATACATAACAGCCGATGTTGCTTTCCAAGGTGCGGATTTAGCTGTAATAATAGCTTGGAAAGGATGGGTTGCAAAAGAGGTTGTGACTCATAAGATAAGCGACACTAGGAAAATAACCAATGAAATTTTACTGCTAAGGCATAAATATAGAATACCAAAAACTAGATGTATTGTTGATGCTGATGGAGCAGGAATAGGTGTTACAGATATATCTGGAGCTAGAAGATTTCATAACGGAGCTAGGGCTATTAAACAAGGCAAAGAAACTCCTAACTACAAAAATCTACAAGTACAATGCTTGTATATGCTTGCAGATAAGATTAATGAAGGTGGCTTATATATAGAAGATGACGAGTTGACCAATGAACAAAAAGAACACATAAAACAAGAGCTATCTCAAATACAATCTGTGGAAAATAAAAGAGATTCTGATAAATTAAGCTGTAAAATAAAATCAGAAATAAAAAAAGATATAGGTAGATCACCAGATTACAGAGACGCCTTATTAATGCGAGTATGGTTTGATTTAAAAGATGTCAAACGAAAATTCATGGGCTCAAGAAAAAGAAGTTCAATGTAATTTTTTTATTTGTATTATTTTCCATACCTTTACAACGTGATTGTGTATAGTTTCGTTGCGTTAAATAGTATTAATTTAAAAAATAAGCAACAACGAAAACAAAAGCAAGGATTTTCCAAAGGATAAATCCGAAGCAATGAACTATACACGTTGTTGTGTGACGTTTTTATATTTTGAGTTATTCATATGCAATTCAGAAAGCAAAAGAGCAAATAGATTCAGTTAATGAATTTATTAATCTGATAGAAAAAAATTCAGACATATTTAAGTCATTCGGTATTTCGGTTAGTTTTAAAGGTCAATCTATTATTAATTCAAAAACACCAATAGATTCAATTATTTTAATTTCAGATTTTAAATTTCCTAATTTAAACGAAATTCAGAAAGATTATGTAATGTCAGACAAATCGGTATTATTGTCGTATAAAAGTTCGGTTAAACGTTTAATGGAAAACTCAAAATTGTTTTTAGATGATGTTGAAAATAAATTAGATTCTATCTCTAGGGATTGATTTTAAAGTTCTTTTACGTTTTGGTTTATCATCACATTCAAGAAATATAATACCTTTATATGGTTCAACTATTCTAATGTTGTTTATAGTGTATTCGTTTCCGTTAAAGTCTATTTTATCTCCTTTGGATGTGCTAAATTCTAATTCAATAGGTTGTTCTATTGTTTTTGTTTTTAAGTAATATTCCATAATGTTATTTTAAATATTAGTTCATTTACATAATTCAGCCGATGCGTTAACACCGACTGAATGTTTTTAGAATAGCAACAGATAAACTATTGCTATTTCAATTAAGGATAATTTCAAGGAGAAATCACCATACTTAATTTTCATAGTAAATGAACGTGTTGTATGCCTAATACCCTAGGCGATTATCCCACACAGAGAATTTTTGTTCAAGCGAGATTCTCTGTGTTTACTATAAATGAACTCGCTTGATAAGTGTGTCTTAAATGACACACAACGGTTTAGGCTATGATAAGTTGCGTATTAAAATACTTTAATATTCGATTAATAATAGCTGATGTTAAGAAACAGTAATTAAGGTGTTGCAAAGTGTAGCAATTAATTATAGCCATTGTTGTACATAGTTTTTATTAGGTTTGTTTTTTAATTCAGAATCCCGTAAACAATCAAGAGAATTAAAGAAATTATTGATGTCAAATAAAATCCGTATTTCGCACACTCGTAATATGGTTTCTTTTTTATATCAAAAGTTTGAGTTTCTTTTAAATCCCCGTTCAACACGTCTGCTCGTTTTTCCTTATGAAATGTCAAGAGTTGATTATGTTCGTCAATTACGTGATGCAGAAATACAAGCCCTAATAGACAGGAAAGACCTGTGGATATTAGAACACCCGAAAATATTGCATGATAATGATTGTTTTCAGGTTTAAAAGCGATTAAAACACTTAAAAGACCAAAAGATATAGTTAGTATATGCCTTATAAACTGTATTAGTTTTTCATATCTACTAAATCTTAACTTATCTATTTTTTCAGTAATCATAGATACATGGTCGTAAGTTTTTTGGTCTATCATTAGTTCGGTCAAATTAATTACAATTTTTGTGTAAAATTTCGTTTTAATGGATTTTACACGTTGTTGTATTCGCTTTAATAGATAAAATTTATTTTGTAATACTTTTTTATTATATTTGCCTATAACAATTGTTTTAGTATGGCTCTTAGCAATGAGGAAGTAATCGCAATAATAGAAGGTGGTGTTTCAGATAACATAAAGCTTGCTCGTAAACGTGCAAAAAAAACTAATATGCACATTACGGGTAAAAACGTAGTGAAATTCCTTGAAAAACTTGATGATTATGAGACTTACGCTCAAAAACTTCTAAGAGAAAAACTTGTAAAGTCAAACAGGTCATTGTTTTCTTTTATACTTAGACCTGTAGATAAAGTATTCACAGCAAAGGGCGGAAGCATATCATACAACTTACCACAAACAGAAATAAACGAACTTAAAAGCCAAATAAGTCAAGTAGCTGATGGTTTAGATATTAAAAAGTATCTAAAAAAAGTAGTTAAAAAGAATTATGTCATTGACCCAAATGGCGTTTTGTTTATCGACATTGACCCAGATGGGATGCTTGAAACTCACGTTGTACGTACCGAAAATATATTTTACTACGACAACAAAGGAAATGAAGTTCGTTCTATCATCTTTGCTCCTTACAAAAAGAAATTGACAGATATAGAGGTTTCGACCTTTGAAGCTATAAGTCAAGAGCGTCTAAAAAAAGAAAAAGACAAGCTATATTATAGAGTTATAGATGATGTTAGTGACCGAATTTTCGTCAATGATGGAGGAGATATTGAAATTATTGAGTCAGAAACCCTAGATAACTTTTTTGGTTTTGTACCTGCAATTATATTAGGTGACGAAAAGAATCCTAATGAAGATATATATGAAAGTATAATTGCGGACATCATAGAAGATGCAGACGCGCTTTTAAGAGATGTATCTACAACTACAATTCACAATTTAGCACATTTATACCCTAGATACTGGAGCTATGCACAAGCATGCACTAGATGTAATGGCGAAGGCAATATTGGTGGTGACCCAATAGGGAATACAGATCCTCAAGAATTTACAGAAGTCATAGTTTGCCCTAGCTGTGGCGGAGAAGGGCATAAAGCAAGAACAAATCCTAGTGACGAAACTATAATCCCTGTACCTCAGGATGGAGATCCTATATTAGCACCTCATTTAATGGGATTTGAAAGCCCAGACCTAGAAACAGCAAAGTTTTATGTTGACAATATTGACAAAACTAGAAACACTATGTTTCAGGCTATGTGGGGAACTACTTACGAGCAAGGCGGCAAGAGAGAAACAGCAACAGGGCGATTTTTAGACGCTCAACCAGTGCAAGACAGGCTTAGAGATATTTCAGATACATTCGCAAAGCTACATAAATTCATGCTTGACTGCTATGGTCGTGTAATACTTAGAAATACAAGCTACCAAAGTTCGGTTTCTTATGGTATGAGATATATCTTGGAAAATCCAGACGATATTCTTAAAAAATACACAGAAACTACTGCTTTTCAAGTGTCTGACATGGTTCTATTAGATTTAAGAAAACAATACCTTGAAGCTGAATATCAAAACGACCCTGTAGAGCTTAATAAATTAGAGAAATTATCAGCCATTGAGCCATTTCCAACAATAGGAGTTAAAGAACTTACTGGTATGGATTGGGTGTCAAATGAAGATAAATTAAAGAAAGTGTTTTATTCTGAATGGGTAAACTCATTGACCGAAGCTAAAAAAATAATGTTTAGCGAAGAAAGATTAAGACAAGACTTTGAAAATTTTATAAATCAAAAACAATTAAACAATGGAACAAGAGAAGATACATAACGTCGAAGAATTTCATCGCGGAGAGTGGCAACCTCTAATGGTAAAACAAGTAGGCACTAAAGAAAAAGTTCAAAAACACGTAATGATTACCGAAGAAGAAGCTGAAGTGATGAATATCTATGCTAAAGAGCGAAAAACTAGATACGTTTTAGCTGAAGAAAAAGAGAAAAAACCTGAACTTACTGAAGAAGAAAAAGAGCAGTTAAAATCATTAAGAGCTGAATATAAAGCGGTGTTTGGTAAAAGTGCTTTTCCTGGATGGAATGCTGAAATTTTAAAAGAAAAAATTAAAGAAGGCGCGAAAATCAATAGTAGTAAATAATTAAACTATGAATAAAAAAGTCCTAGAGCAATTAGCTTCAACGCTAAAGCTCGATGTCGAGTTACTGACAAAGTCCTTATCTTCTGAAAAGGAAGATGAA